CAAATGCGTACCCAAAACAATCCAGCACGAAGTGGTGGTGCAATTACGGGGGCCAGGATACTGCTATTATAGACGATTTCAGACCTTCGAAGGAGATGCCCTTCAATTTCATATTAAACCTATTCGACCGTTACCCTCTCCTTCTGGAAACGAAGGGTGGTCAGGTGCAATGTCTGTTGAAGAAAATAGTTGTGACATGCCCATTTTCTCCAGATCAACTCCTTGGGAACTTGGAATGGGTTGGGGTGGAACAGGGCCTACAATTGAAGAGGAGAATAGATCATGTGATTCAATTTCCCCAGCTAGCTACGATGTATGCGAATCGAGAGAATTTTTAGATTTATGTAGTGAATTTTTTAATTAATTATGCATCTTCGTAACTCATTTCAATTATGTACGAATACGATCCTAAATTCACTGCACTCAAATTATCACCGTTCATTGCAGTACCTCCTATAGCTATATATAGATTATCATTCTGAACTCCTGTAGCGGCGTCATCATAAATTAATAACTTTTTGACATGTTTTGTCAAATCAAAAGTTAATGTCATTGCAGGATTCAAATTAGATGTAGATGATATTTGACTAGTAGAATTTGTTGGATTAAACAATCCAATACGTCTTTTAATACAATGCGTAAAATAATCATCGTTAATTTTCCTTAATCCTGACAACGGACTCAATCCTGTATATTGTACTGCACTGGATCCATCTTGCAAAAATAATAACATATCTGCTGCAGCTGGAGGTCCTCCCCCAAAATTAGATGCTTTGAATTTAAAAATATAAATATCAAAAAATATTGGTGATGTTGAACCAGATTGGTTAAAACATCGAACATGCAGCTTCATTCTGAGACTTCTCACACGTATTTTATTACCAATACGCGTCTGTTGGTTAGTTCCTTGTGACATTAATGGAATTAAATTCCTTACGTCACCGTCTGTTATTACTGTATCAATCACTGCATCCTCAATCTGAACATCTTGAATCTTGTTTTCAATCTGTCGATGGAGCTCTCGTTTAACATACCGTTTTACCGTCTTTGACACTCGAGCCTTCTTATAAGTTTTTCTAGACTTATAAGTTCTTCTCATTCTAGAATACTTACGTTTCTTAGAATACGGCATATTTTCAGTAATTATGATAATATGGTAAGCGCCCAAAGTGAGCGCCTAAAGTGGCGGGTAATACTACGCTACGCGTGCCGCCACTGGAGCTGTGTTTGTATCTTACGTTAAAGCTCCGGTATGGGGGGACCGTGCCCCCCCGCTACGCTCCCCCTCCGCGCTACTCCTACGGAGCGCGGGGATCCCACCGCTACCCCCTGAAGGGGGCCCCTGCGGTGGGACGGTTTTTTTCTAGTGTTTTCAGTTTTGTATCATTTTCTAAACTTGAATGAAACTGTTTCACTTATTTTTTTTTCCTGAAACTTTTCATTATTTTCAAAATGCCAGCTCGATCATGTCGTTTCGTTTTTACTGTTAACAACTGGACTGAAGCCGATGTCGACTGGTTTCAAAATACTTCTATTTTTAAATATATTTGTTTTGGTAAAGAAGTGGGTGAGAATCTTACTCCCCATCTTCAAGGTTATCTCGAAATTGAAAATGGAAATCGTAAATCCATTTCAGCTTTAGTTAAATATTTACAAGATTACGGTTGTCCTTGTAAACCTCATATCGAGATATCTCAAGGAACTGCTCTTCAAGCTATTACTTATTGCGAAAAGGAAGGAATCTTTTGGGAAAAAGGCGATCGCCCAAAAGGTCAAGGTAAGCGTTCAGATATAGATGAAGCTACCGACATCCTTTCTCATGGTGGTACATTACAGGACGTTGCTTCCAACCTCCCTTCAACATTTGTGAAATTCCACAAAGGACTCCAAGCATACAGTCTGATGATTCAATCAGCCCGGAATTGGAAGACAGAAGTTTTTTGGTTATGGGGGCCAACTGGGAGTGGGAAGTCCCGATACGCGTGGGAAACTCATCCAAATGCGTACCCAAAACAATCCAGCACGAAGTGGTGGTGCAATTACGGGGGCCAGGATACTGCTATTATAGACGATTTCAGACCTT